CTTCTTCGTTAAGTAAATCTGTACCCAAGAACAAGTTGCTTAAACGCATTGCATAAACATCATTTGTTCCGTTTAATCCTTGTAAAGCTACTACTTTAATAGAAGTGCCCGGCAATACAAATTCAGCATCTGCTTTAACATCAATTGAATATTGGAACATATTAGCGTTCTTCAATGCAATAGTGTAAGTTCTGAAAGTATCTTGACCACAAACGATAACCATATCATCAGCAGCTACTACTTTAGCAGGAATTGCTTTGTAAACACCATCAAATAAACTAACTACGTTAGCTGCAGTGATAGAACTCAAAGGAGCACCTGAAATAAAACCTGATACGTTAGCATCAACTACACCACTTGCAGCACCAATTAATTTGATAAAACCATCAAACTTATTTAAGTTACCATTAGCAGAAGTAGTATCACCCTGCCATAAAGCAGTCTCTAATTGAGAAGCAATTGTTTTAGCTTTTCTATCAGAATAATCTTGTTCAAAAGGAATTGAATCATAAGTTGAACCTGTTGGTAAAGCCTTTTGTAAGTATTTAGCTTCTAATGCTTTAGGGCATAATGCTTCTTGTACTTTGATTTTACCTACAGTTACAGTTCTTTGAGTGAAAGAAGTTGTACCTGATGCGTTCCATCCGCAAGTACCACCTGCTTGAAAGAAAGCATCTGTATCCATAATGTTGATAGTCTCTGCTGATTTAACACCGACCATAACATTTCCTGCACTTTTAATAAGGGCAGCAGTTTTTGCACCTAATACAGATGAAGTCACTAACTGTGCTTCGTTTTCTTTTGTATAGTTGCTTAATGTACTAATTGAAAATGACATTTTTTATAAATTTATTTGTTTAAAATTGCGTTTCTATATTTTTCTAATCTTTCATATTTAGTATCATTTGAAGATACATATGATTGAAAAGCGTTTGCTGCTTTTTGAGTAGGTTCGGCAGTTGGAGTGTTTGAAAGTGCTTCTACTAATTCAGCTACTTGTGCAAACCCTTGTTTTACTTTACTTTCTAATTCAGCAATTTTTGATTCTAATTGACTTTTTTGCTCTGCAAACTCTGCCTTTAATTCTTCTGCCATAGCAGTAGTATCTTGTGCAGGTGCAACAGGTGCAGCAGGTGCTACAGGTTCTTCTTCTACAATATCTTCTTTAGGGGAAGAAATTTCAATGATTGTTCCTGTTTCATCTACTTGGATAGAAGTACCATCCATTAATTGATGTTCGCCTTGTGGAGCAGGAGTGCCATCTGCCATCTCTACTTTACCACCGATTTCTAATGCAGAAATCATAACCTTTGTTCCATCAGCCAAAGAATATTCAGCCATTTCTACCTTTGTAACTACAGGTTCTGCAGGTGCAACAGGTGCTTGTGGCTCAATTACTTGTGGCATATCTTCAAATAAGGCTCTTATTTGTTGTAATGCTTCTTTTGGATTCATTTTATTTTTCTTTAAATGTTAATATATAAGGTAGTTTATCACTTAACCGTTTATCCTTATTATTTACCGTTCATCAAATTAATCAAAAAAAGTGGGGCAAATGTTTGGAATGTGTTTAAAACCTGTGTACTTTTACTATGTCATTGAGAAACACCAAAAACAAACATTATGAAACACAAAACACTCCCTGCTCCAATTGAAGTTAAACTTTTTGTTACTTTAATTATTTCAGCTATTGCTTCAGTTTTAATCCAATTTTTAATCAAATAAAATAAACACTATGAAAAACCAAAAATCACCTGAAGAACTTTATCAGTATTTAACAAATCAAAGGGGATTTGAAATTGCTAGAAGGTCATTATTAAGACAAATGGAATGGTTTGAACCAACTGCATTAGAAAATTCTATTGCTAACACTTATGGAATGTTAATGTGTTCAAATGGGGGCAATAAAGATGAAGCAGTAAAATTCATTTGCACTCTTTATAAACCTGAAAATTTATTGAGTTTAATGAAGATGGCTGAAAATAAAGAAGAATTAACTGAAGAAATTATAAACAATTTAAAATAAAAACTATGAAAAATTTAATTGAAAAGTATCAAAGTCTAGGTTATGTTTTAACTGTTAAAGAAGAATTAAACATTGCCCTGTGTATGAAAGCTAAAACTAAAGCTAGATTTCCTAAAGCATTATTTAATTACAGGTTTAAAAGTCCTGAAAGAATGGCTGAATATTGTTCTGAATGGATTGAAAGAGTTGAAAAGAATATTAATAGTGAAAATGAAAGAAAGGCTATTAAGAAAGAAGCACAAAAGAATATGAACCATAATTTTGTAGAAGGTTCAATCATTTACAACTCTTGGGGATATGACCAAACTAACATTGACTTCTACCAAATTGTAGAAGTTAAACCAAAGTCAGTAATTATAAGAGAAATTGCTAGTAGTTATGTTAAAGGTTCTGAAGGTTTTATGTGTGCTAATGTTAAGCCTATTAAAGATTATTTTGTAGGTGAACCGATTCTTAAAAAGATTGTAACTTCAGTTAATTATAGTGGAAACATAACTTATAACATATCAGCAAAGTTCGGATGTTTCTGCAATTTCATTGAAAGCAAAGAAGAAAAAGGAGTTTATTCTAGTTGGTATGCTTAATAAACTAAATTTTGCTATTTATAATAAATACATTAAATTACATATATGGAAATCATAATAGACAACAAGCCGGTAGAGATTGCTCCAAAAGAAAGAATTCTAATGGAGTTAATCAATGGCAGACCACCTGCTAATGAAGCAGAAAAACAATTGGCAGCAGAGATAGAAGAAATGAAAAAACAAGGATTTACTCCATACATTCCTTCTAACCTTTAGACTTATCTAAAAATTTCTTATAAGAAGTTTTATCATAAATAGTCTCTTTACCATTAGCTTTGCTATAAATAAGTTTTGGAGTTGCAGCATTGTTATCATACAAATGCAATTCATTAAATACATTATTAGCAGCTAATTTTGGAAATATATTTGAAATTTCTCTGTGCATTTCTTTATTATAATCAGGGGGAACATATCTACCTGAAGATTCGGCTCTTTGTTGTGCTCTATTTAATGATGTTTGCACATCTGTAGTTACATAATGTGCTATAACATTTTTACCTGCATCTCTTTGCATTTTTACTTTATCAACTACACTCTGATAGCTACCATCACCTACTGCATCTATTACTGTATCAAATTTTTTATCTATTGCGTTTCTAACTATATCTTTTGAAAGTTTAGAACTTTCTTCGTGAACTTTAGATGCTGCCTGAAAATTTTTAGTTTCAAGCATTTTATTATATTCAGGTATTTCTTCTTTAATTTTATCAGGGTCTACTCTTAAAATACCTTCAGGATATGTTACCTGACCTGATTTTTCTAGTGAACTTTTACCTGTGGCAGGTGCACCACCTAAAAAAAAAGTAGTACCTAAATTAGTAGAACCTGCCTCCATTTGTTTATTTACTATGTCTTTTTGAAATGCAACCCTTTCTTCATTAAAGTTACCATCCTTATCTGAATATAATTTTAATGTATCAATATCACCTGATATTAATTTGTCAACACTAGCTTCAGCATCTCTTTGATATTTAGCTGCTATTTCTGCAGGGGTCATTCCATTTACTTTACCACCACCTGTTGATTCTTTATCACCTCCGCCTTCAGGTCTCCTACCACTTCCCGGTCCACCTAATTCTACTTCATTTAATATTTTATATATCTCACTCATTACCTGTTGTTCTTTAGGTATCTTTGGAGTGTAGTTAAATATACCTTCAATAGAGAATCCATTAATCTTACCTTCCTTAACTTGCTGCCATACTGCATCATTTTCTACTAACATAGATACAAACCAACTACCATCAGGTGCATCCTCAAATCCTTTCATTGGTTCAATCCCCCTAGCCTTATCACTAATAAAACTTTCAAACATTGTAACCCCTGTTTCAATTTGGTTAGGGTCGTGCATTAGATTTACATTATTTTGGTATCCCTTTTTAAAATACTTCTGTACGATTTTGACAATAGTATCTTTAGAGAATGCCACATAATAATCACCAAAATTAGCATCACTTCTAAAAATAGGAGTGTCAGCCAACATAGCACAACCACTAATGATGTGCTTATCTTCACTAATGATTTGAAACTTTTGCTCATTTTTAAACGCATTCCAATTCTTTTGAATAGCAGGTCTATCAACTAAAGCGACAAATTGTACTTCAGCATCATCTGATAAGTCATCAGAAATTTCCAACATATATAATGGTAATTCCATACTCATAAATATCTAATTTTAAAATATTAACTAAATCTTGCTCTTTGTCTTATTGCAGCTATTCTTTGTTGATTGCTAGTTACATCACTTTCAATTACATAAGCTCTTACCGCTTGATTACCTATGTCGTTAATTGATTGTTGATTTAATTGTGTTACTTGTGCTTGTGGTGTTTGTGGTGTCATTGGTGCTTGACTAGACATAGATGGCATACCACCTCCGCCATTACCACCTGCTCCTGCTGAATTTATTTGCTGAATACCTTGTATTGCTCCTGCAATAATAGCTGCTGAACTTAATGCACCTTGAATATTATTTCTTGCAATAACAGGTATTGCTGAAGCACCTGATGTTAATATAGCTTGTGGTGTTGCTAATGCTGCTGCATTTGCAGTTGCAGTTGACATAATTACCTTTGCTAATGCTGCTCCTTTCTCTAATAATATTCCTGTAATAGCAATTCCTTTACTCTGACCTGCTATTTGTCCTAATAAACTTCCTGCTTGTTGTACAAAATCAATATATTGCATTTGTATTTGTACTTGTGCTTCCTGTTCGGCTTTTTTACTTGCAGTAATTCCTGCATCAATATCTCTTTCTGCTTTAGCATATTTAGAAATTATATCTATTCTTTCTTTTGCAGTTAATGCTATATTAGATAATTCTATATCTCTTTCTTCTTTACGCA